CAATGCCGTAGCAAACTCCTGATCGGCAGTACCCTCTTCGAGAAGCTTCTGATACGTCGCATCATCCAAACCAAGCTTTCTCAGTTGCTCAAGCGTGGTCTTGTATGCTCCGACAGCAGCAGTCTGGTCCTTGAGAGCCTGCAAATATGCGGCCAATTGCTCCTGCCCAGTACCCTCACCTTCAGTAAGAGAAGGCAAGGTAGAATACTGGTCAACATAACCTTTGATTGTTGAAGCTCTCTCTTCCTTGGCCGCCTTCAATTTATCTCGAGCAGCCGACAGCTTCTCACTGATATTGTTGTACTCGGTGACAAGACCAATCAGTTCTGTTTTCTCATTTCTGAGTTCCTGAGTCAGGGCCTTGTGTCCAGCAATTGAGCTCGCCAAGATCTGTTGATTCTCAGCAATGACCTTCTGAGCAGCCTTGATTGCTTCAGCATCAGGCTTCTTGGCGTCTCGCAGTTCATCAAGCTTCTTCTGCTCGGATATGATCGTCTCTCGAGCAGTGCTCATCGCTTCAAGAAGCTTGTCGTTCAGCTCTTTCCAAACGGTGTTAATACTTTCCTTGGACTCTCTCAGACCCTGAGCAAAGCCTTCTCCGACGTACTGACCAATCTCAATCATGACTTTGGACGGAGAATATGTTTGGAAGGTCTCGGCAAACTTGCCAATGACCAAACGGCTCATCTCTTCGGCTGCTGTGATAGGAGCCTTACCGTTCTGAGAAATACCCTTGAACAAACCATCCATGATTGCTTTACCGATATCAGTCGTCACCTTTGAAGGAGAGCTGATACCAGGAATCTTGTGCATGATGCTCATAGCCTTGCTCATAATTCCTTCAATTTGACTGTACAAGGCTCCAGCTTTACTGAGCAAACCGCCGGTCATACCATCGACAATAGCGATGCCGACTCGGAAACCAGCAGCTCTCATTTCGCCAGAATGAGCATTGATGGCATTTGCAACGCCGTTCAAGAAGTAGATAATCGCCTTGAAACCCTCGTCTACGAGTTTGACCGAGCTTCGAGCGATCTGATTGATGAACTTCGAAATCGCGTCGACCGCTGCAGCGACAATTCTGCTACCCGCATCACCGATACCTGTGATTAGCTTCACGACGATATCGGTACCTGCTTTGACTACATCGCCGATACGACTGGCAATGGCCTGAAGGAATCGAGTAAGCAGAGTGATCCCTGCCGTTGCGATCTGTGCGAGATTGGCTGTCACCGCACTTACAAATCTGGTAATGATCTGCAGTACGGCGGTGGGGATCTGCGTAATGGCACTCAGAATGCCTGTGACAAGCTTCGTGAGAAGCTGAACACCTGCCGCAACAATACGAGCATAGTTATTGGCAAGAGTCTGCAGGAACTGGATAATGATGTTCGTCACCGAGGTAACAAGTGCCGGAAGGTTGTTCCTGATACCGTTCAGCAATGCCAAGATCAAATTGAAGCCTGCCTGAATGATCTTTCCCTGATTCTGAGCAATGACCGATAGAGCCAGCTCGATCAGGGCATTAAACGCTTCGGCAATCTTGGGCGACATCTTGATGATGGCATCCAAGAGACTTCCGAGGATCTTGACAATGGCGTCGACAAACTGTGGAGCAACCGCAGCAAACGCCTTGGCAATCTCCAAGATCCCAAGGACAAGCAACTTAGCGTTCTCGATAATGCCCTTCTGGAGCTGCGTAATTGCGGCAAGGATGACGCCGACCCCGGTTGGGGCTGCGACCACAAGAGCGCTTAGGCCTGTGGCGACGAGGAAGATACCCGCACCCGCTAGTGCCAGTCCTGCTCCGATCAACAACATCGCTGCCCCGAAGCCAAGCAAACCAGGAACAGCTGCTGTGATCAACGCTCCCGCTACACCAATCACTGCAAACGCCGCAGCAAGCGCAACGAGACCCTTGAGAATCGATCCCCAAGACAATCCTCCAAGTTTCACCAAGGCTCCAGCAAGCATAGAAATGCCTACGGCAGCAACAGTTAGAGCCGCTGCACCTGCTAGTGTTCCTGACATAACATACAAAGCGGCCGCCAAGATCGCCAAAGATCCGGCAAGAGTGCCCAGACCCTTTGCGATTGCGCCAATAGACATTCCACCCATGCTTTCAACTGCCGCAGCAATTTTGCCAAGAGCAAGAGAGACCAGAAGAAGACCGGCAGCAGTGAGGATCATGTTCTTCGGCATGAGATGCATGGCGCCAGCGATGACAACAAGTGCCCCGCCGATACCGAGCATTCCCTTGCCAATTGCACTCCAATTCAGACCACCAAACTGCGCAACTGCACTCGCCAAGATCTTGAGACCAAGCGCGATGGCAATGATGGCTGCGCCTTGAGCGATCATGCTCTTTGGCATAATCTTCATGGCACCTGCCACAATGACAAGACCGGCACCAACAGATCCAAGACCCTTACCGAGCTCGGCCATGTTCAGGCCTGCGAATTGCTTTACGGCGAGAGCCAAGAGATTCATACCGATTGCGATAGCTGAAATGCCAACGCCAGCTCGGATCATTCCTGCCGAGCTTGCACTCAATGGAATAGCAGCTGCAGTAATCCCTACTAGGAGAGCAGCGACTCCGCCAAGACCCTTGAGCAGCTCGCCCCAACTGAGGCGACTGAGGGCCACAACGGCGATCACAAGAACGTCGATAGCTGCAGCCAGAGCAATCAAACCAGCAGCAACGATCGGAAGCTTGAGGAAGCCACCCGACTTGGAGATCTTGTCGATGACTGCCATAGCGCCGAGAAGTTCGCCCATCATGATTGCAATCGCTGCAATAGCTGAATTCAGTCTCGCCGGATCGACGAGCGACAGGACAAGTACCGAAGCTGCTAGGAGGGCGATGGCAATGGCGATTTCTTTGAGGGTCTTCGCCTTGAGGTTGTTCTGGAGCGCCACCATCGAGCCCTCAAGCGCCTTAAACGAGCCCGCAATGTTCTCAAGAATTCCACCACCGAACCCCTTACTGATCTGCTCCAGCAAGCTGCCCTTACCGAAGAAGTTCTTGAGCATCAGAACAAGTCCGCCCAAGAGTCCCGTCCGGACAACGGCTAGAATTGCTTCGAAGTTCATGTTCGATGCGGCCTGACCGATAGCAGTGCCCAATCCAGTAATCAAGTTGATAAGATTGTCGAAGACGTTCTGTAGAGCTTCGCTTTCCTCGACACTGCTTACGAACTTGTCCCAGACCGTAGCGACGCCTTCGAGAATCCTCTGGAATGGGGACAAAGCGCCGGACATTGCCGATATTTGTCCAACAAATCCTCCGGGGGAAAATCCGCTAAACAAATCGCCAAGAGCATCGGCCAAACGACCAATCATTTCGACAGGCTTAGCCAGAATATCCCCAAGCCCATCGAAGAACTTTTCTATGCCCTTGCCCTTCTTCAGAGCCTGATCAATGCTGTAGATGAAATCGCCAAGAGCTCCGGTGATCTCGAGGAAACCGCCCGAACCTCCGGCTACGGCACCGAACAACTTTGCAAATACGCCGATAATCCCGCCAACGATCTGCCTGCCGATGTCCAGAATGGCAAAGAGACCACGGAACGTCCGCTTCAAGTTCTCGATAGTCTGTTCACTAGGCTTTAACGCGTTGGCAAACCTCTGAAACTGCAGCGTTAGGTCGTAGAGATTCTTCCCTGTCACCGCTGGGAAAATATCCCTGAACGCTTCCTTTATTGGCGCCAGAACAAGACCCAGGTTATGAAAAGCAGTGCTAATAGAATCAATAAGAACCGTTCGTCCACCGAGGGCCTTCCAATCGCTTAGTACCTTGTTGCGAGCATCAGCACTTGCATTGAGAAAGCCGTTAATGGCATTCGACATTGCGGTGAACGTGGTCTTAGCTTCGGTGAAGGTACCAAATATGATTTGGAATGTCTTCGCCCAGCCCGATCCCATCGTTTCTTTCGCAACGTCAAACACCTGTGCGATCGTCTTAACCTCGGTCGCTGCGTGCATTGCCGTCTTGGCGGTCTGCTGAATCGCAGCAATCTGAGCTTTATTGAAGCCCATAGCCGCGAGCTCAGCATCCGACAGATCGGACGTGAACTGCTGAAGAGTCTTTGTCAGGACATCAGAAGTAAGCCAAGAAGCCTTACCTGGTGTTGACAACGACTGACGGAATGCCTCTCCGTGAATCGAGACATTCTTCATCGGACCTTCGAGCTTGACGGCTCCCTTTTCCAAGGTGCCCATAGCTTCCGCGGTTTGAGCGAGAGCTCTCTGGAAGACCGTACCACCCATACCCGCATTGACAACCGAGTTCCAGTCCTGCAGCTTCACCGATCCAGCTGAAATGGCCTGTGACAGCTGATACATTGCTGTTGCGGCCTGATCGGCATTCGAACCCGAGAGCGCAGCCAGGTTAGCGATACCCTTGATCGATGCTGTCGCTGTACCCAACTCAACACCGGCAGCCGTGAAGGTACCGATGTTCTTGGCCATCTGACTAAAGTTGTAGATCGTCTTGTCCGAATAATCATTCAGCTCGTCGAGAGCCGCATTGACGTCCTTGAGCTTTGTTCCAGCAGCCGCAGTGTTGGCCAAGATCGTCTGAATAGCATTTAGGTTGGTCGAATACTCGGCGAATCCGGCCTTGATCGGATCTAATGTGAACGATTTGACAAACGCCGCACCAGCTCGAATTGCTTGTGTCGCCAACTGCGACATCACGCTGATCGCCATAAGTCGGAGAGCGTCGAACTTGTGGCTTACTTCGTCTACTGCCTGTCCCACCTTGCCAAGGTTGAACTTACTTATTGCGTTTTGGACGGTGTCCAGGCCTTTTCCTAGTTGATCGAACTTCAGATTAGCCTTCAGCTTGTCGAGTGCACGAATTGCGCTGTTAATACCCTGCTCGAACTTGCCTGATTCGAAACTAATCGCTACGACTTTGTCATCAATGGTTGCCATTAAATCCTGGTCACCTCCTTCCATGCTTCAGCTACGATTTGGTCAAATATAGGCCGAATTGCAGGCATAATATAGTCTCGTCCTTGCACGTATCCACCCGTTCCGGTCCCGTGGCCGTACTGGAGGATGACTGCGATGGGGACGCCGTCCTCGATATGGCTGTTACTCCAACGAATTGAGTAATATCCCGGTCGTTGAACGATAGAATATGACCACGATCCCGCAGTCAATCCCGATTCAACCGGTGTGGCATTGGACAAGGCGTTCTGACCCATAGATCCGTACTTGTTCAGAACGGCAAATCTCTGGGAGTCCTTCATTGCCGCCAGCCATCGTTCGGTCCTGCCGAATGATCCTTTCTCCGTAATAGTGATCATGACTACTCCACCGTTAGACGAACGATCACCACTCCAGGAGTACCAGCCATCCCTCCTCGAGACTGTCCAAATACGGTCGGCAATCCGTTCAGAGGAGATGCTTTAGCTCCGCTAGCTCCGCCAGGGACCACATTCGGAGCTCCAGTAACCGGACCATTACTTGGAGCAGCTCCAGGACCGTAGACCGATGTATCTCCGGGATTGTAAGCGCCGCGTCCTCCAGCTGTCGCAGCATTGCAAGCGACTCCTCCATACTTTCCGACGCCGCCTGCTCCCCC